CGGGATACTTTCGGGATGCCTGTCCAGAAGGTTCCGGTACTCGCGGGCCTTGGCCGTGCGCTTCTCGCGCAATTCCTGAATGCTGCTCATGCAAAAATCTCCTAGTGCCGGGTCACGGCAAACAGGCGGGCGGTACGCTCGTACCGTTCGCGGTTCTGAGGGTTGACGGAAGACGCCGCAGCCGGAACAACCGGAGCGTTGGCGTAGACGGAAAGGTTCCAGTCGGCCTGTGCCTTCGGAGCGGCTTCGGCCACGCGGTCGGCAAAACCGTGTTCAACGGATTCTCCGGCGGAAAACCACGTTTCGGCCTTCATCCATCCGGCGATCGCTTCCGGAGCGCACCCCGTCTTTTTCGCGTAGGTGTCCACCAGCGAGGCGTCGAGCTTTTCCAGCATTTCCGCCGTGTGCAGGAGATCGTCGGCGTTGCCCGCCGTGAACGTCCATGCCTTGTGGATCATGAAGAACCCGCCGGGCGCGATCTCCACCTCGTCACAGGCCACGGCCACGAAGGAAGCCGCGCTTGCCGCGTACCCGTCCACATGGGCGACAATCCGCGCCGGATGGTTCCGTATGGCCGCTTCAATGGCCCGCGCCGCGAACACCTCGCCGCCTGGGGAATTGATCCGCAGGTGGATGGTCGGCGCGGCGGTTGCGTTCAGCTCCTTCACAAAGGCTTCCGCCGCCACGCCACCCCAGTAATCGTCGGAAACGATCACGTCATAAAGGTACAGCGTGGCCTCCCCGGACTCTTCAGCCTTAGCTTTTGGGGGGCTGACCGTCCTGTTCCGGGCGTTGTCGCGTAGGAGTTTCAACAGTCTGTCCATTTTCGTCCTTTTTCACAGGGTGTTGCAGTTCGTCGCCGCCATCGATGGGCGGCAGGCCCTCGGCGGCCCGGATCTCGTTTGTGGTCATGAAGCCCGGCTCCTACATGGAGCCTCGGGCGATACGGTAGAACTCGCCCCGCGTCTTGGTATCGCCACGGGTCAGCTCGGATTCGTCGAACTCGGCAAAGAAACCGTCCCGGAACAGCTTGGCCTCAAGCTCCTGTTCAATGGCGGTCAGGTGATCGTTCAGGGTGAAGGTCGTAAACCAGCGTGCCATCTGCTCGACGCCGCTCCCCCACGATGAGGTCTTTTCCGTCTCCCCGATCATGACCGGGGGAACGCCGAAGAAACGGCAAATGTCGATGACGGAGAACTGCCGGGATTCGATAAGCTGCGCGTCTTCCGCGGACATGCTCAACGTCTTGGCCTCGCCGCCTTCAGTGAGAAGCAATGGGCGGTGGTGGTTGGCCGTGCCCGTATACCGGGCGTCGAAAAACTCCCGCAGATCGTCGGCTACTTTAGGATCGAGCTTCCCCGGATAGGTCAGGGCGATTTTCGACAGCATCCCGTTGCTGAAAAACCGGGCGCTGGACTCTTCCGCCGCCAGCCCGAGGCCGATCCCCTGCCCCGCCGCCGAAATGGTGGACAGGCCCCGCTTGCCGTCCCAACCGACATTGGGGACGTGCAGCATGTCGTCCTGATCGTAGAGCTGCGCTTGCCCGTCCTCGAACGTCACCCGGTAGAACAGCCTGTTCCGCTCCACGCCGAGCCGCTGATCAAGCCCGAGTTCCCACGCCCAATAGACGACCACGTTGCGCGGGTTCAGGGGATACAGCCCCACGGGTTCGCCGGAACGCTCCCGGATGATGTGGGCGTAGCCGTTCCCCTGAAGCACCTTGTGGGCGACAAAGGTTTTCCAGAACGTGGTGGACGTCATGAATCGGTTGGGCCGCAGGCGCAGCACGTCCGCCAGCGGGTGCCCGTGGGCAAGCTGGCGCTGTTCCGTGCCTTCCCGCAGGTAGACCTTCACCGGAGCCGAAGCCACCGCGCCGCCGAGCAGTCGGACGCAGGCGAACACCGCCGAGAAGCGCATGGCGGACTCGGGCGTCACAACCTGCCCGGAAGCCACCGGCGCGCCCATGCCGAACAGTTCGGAGAAGTCGGAAAAAGAGGCCCCGCCGGATACGCTGGCATTCTGAGGCCGCCCGGTGCGGCGTGCGGTAAGGGGATTCCTTCTCATGCCCGCCATTACAGGTTCCCCCACAGGTCAACGAAGCCTTGTGTGATGACGGCTCCGGATCCTTCTTCCGGCACGGCCTGCGCCCGACCAAGCGCCATGATCGCGGCCACCGCGCCGTCGATCTTGTATTCGTAACGGTCTTTCCGGGGATAGATGTTGTCCTTGGCGTCCGTGAAACAGACCGTATTGGACATGCACCACGTCAGGACGGGATTTCCGTCATGACGGATTTTCCCGGCATCCACCAGCGCGATCAGCGTCTTGAAGGGATCGGAGAAATTTTTCACCGTAGCGCCGAACTCCACCATCGTCAGGCCTGAATCCGCCAGATGCGTCACAAGCTGCGCCGCCTGATACGGGTCATAGGGGCATTCCCGCACCTCAAAACGCTTGGCCTGCTCAAGGATGTGTTCCTCTATGGCGTCGTAATCGACCATCCCGCCGGGGGTGAGCGTGATCCAGCCTTCGGAAGCCCACCCCCGGTAGATGTCCGCATTCTGGGTGGATTCAAGCGCGTCTTCGGGAAGGAAAAAGTCGGCAAACAACGCATACGTCCCGCCGTCTTCCGGGAAGAGGTACACAGCGGCGTTCAAATCGCCCTTGCTGGCGAGGTCAAGGCCCATGAAACTGGGTTTCCCGGCGAAGCGTCCCCGCGACAGGCCGGGCTCGGCGCACTTCTCCCAGTTCGTCATGTTGAACGCGGCGGCCCGGGCGTTGCACCAGATATTCAGGTGCTTGGTCTTGAACGTATTCTGCTTCGAGGGGTTCTGGATGGCCTTCAACTGTTGCGCCAGAAGGTAGTCTTCCATCACGGACACGCCAAAATTTGGGTTCGCCTTCCGCAGCGCCTCTGGGCTCTTCCAATCGTCCTCGGCGTCGATGGTGTAGACGACGGCAAACAGTTCCTCATCCTGAAGCGTGCGATCAAGAACCTTCCCGGCGCGGAGCCGCATGTCATAGCAGGGGCCGCCAAGGTTGAAGCCCGCCGTGGTGATGACGATGATCAAAGGCTGGCGGCGTGCGCCCATGCCGGTGATCATGGTGTCGTACAGGCGCGGGCTGTCGTGCTCGTGGTATTCGTCAACGATGGCGCAGTGCGGCGACGCGCCGTCGCCGGGATCACCGATCAACGGCTCGAATCTGGACGCGGAACCGATAAGGTTCATATTCTTGGCGCGGACGTCCACGCCGTAGTGCTCCATGAAGCCTTCGGCGCGCTTGGCCATGATCTGCGCGGGGCCGTACACTTCCCACGCCTGTTTTTCCGTAGTGGCGCCGGAGTACACTTCCGCGCCCTCTTCGCCGTCCGCAACGAGCATGTAAAGGCCCATCGGAGCCACGAAGCAGGACTTGCCGTTCTTGCGCGGCACTTCAATATAGGCTTCCCGGAATCTCCGCAGCCCGTCCTTGGCGCGCTTCCAGCCGAACAGCGTTGAAAGGATGAACTTCTGCCACGGCTCAAGTTTCAGGGTCATGCGCTTGCGCGCCCATTCCCCTTTGACGTGGGGCATCATCTCCTCAAACTTGATCACCCGCTCGGCTGCTGCGCGGTCAAAGAAATACGGAGCGCCGTCAACGCCGTCCCACCGCTCCAGATCGTCAAGCTGGCGCTTGCAGGCGAGGATCACCCACTGGCACGCCAAAATCCGCCCGGCGACAACATCGCGGGCGTACCGAAGCGCGGCTTCAACGTGGGGATATGTCGGTTCCTTTGCCATGATGTTTCCTACAAGGCCGCGAAGCCCTTTTTCTCGCCCGTCTTTTTCTTTGCGCTGACACGGGTACGGCTGCTCGGGGACATGCCGAACTCGGTCAAATACTTGTGCATCAGTTCCAGCGACTTGTTGGCGATACCCACCAGAGGGTTCTGGATGATATTGCCGTTTGAGGTCGTTTCCGTGAGTTTCATGGTGCCGTCGATGTTGCGGAGTTGCTCTTCCGCCTCAACCCACCGTCCATAGGCCTGGCAGTAGGCCGCCAGTGCCGCCCGGTCGATGGTGGACAGGATGCCGAGTTCATACAGTTCGAGCGCCAGCCGATCCCATTCCTCCCGCGCTTCCGGCGACAGGTGCGGCGGCGCGGCGGGGATTTCCGGGTCCGGGGTTGGCTCATCCGGGTTCATCCGGCATTTCTGCAGCGTCCCGCGAACCATTTTCAAATGTGTCGGCAACGGTTTACGTCCCGCCATATCCCGGTTGACCCCCTCCCCCCATTTTGCACGAACAAAAATCCGCCTGCCCTATGCGGTCTTCGGATGGTAGCACCAAACATTTGATCCCCCCCTCATCGTGTCACCGCACGCCCGCCGTTCTCCCGGACGGTCTTGCGGCTGTGGCAGGCATGGCAGAGGGGTTGCAGGTTGCTCCTGTCGTCCGTCCCGCCGTCGGCTCTGGCCACGATGTGGTCAACATCCGTCGCCGGCACGATGCGCCCGGCCTTGCGGCACTCCCGGCACAACGGTTCATCCATAAGGATCTGCGCCCGCAGCTTCCGCCACCGAACCCCGTACCCGCGCCGGTACGCGCTCTCCCGCTGGCTGTCCTGCTCGGCCTTCCACTTCCTCGCCCGCGCTTCCGCAGCTTCCTTGTGCTTCGGGCAGTAGCCGGACGGATCACGGGTAAGCTCATGGCATCCGGCATGGCGGCACACCTTGAGCGGTCTAGGGGGCATCGTCTTCCCCGCCCACGGCCTCATCCACCCGCCGCTCCACTTTCCGCTTGCTGCGAAGGAGCACCCGCCGCAACAGGTCCGGCACGGGGATGCCGAGCCGCTGCATATGGGCAATGACGGATACGGCGTCCGTAATGATTAGGTAGACGATAAACAGGTTCAGGAAGGGCATGTAAACGCCGCCAAAGGAGCGCGACAGACTGGCGTTGACCATATCAACGATCCCGATGTAGGCCATGTAGTACAAGAATTTGAGAGCCCCGTGCCACAGCATCCGACACCTGAAATGACGACGCCGCGCCGCATCCGCGACCCCAAAGGCAAAGTCGGCTACCATCATGACCGCCAGCATCCACAGCAGATAGACGTCACCGCCGAACAGCGAGACGACGCCAGCGACGCACGAACCGACAAGAGCCTTGTCCGGCCACAAGGCCAGCAGGCTTTGCGTGTAGTAGGCAAGCCCCTCCATTGGGGCGGGCGGCTGCATCATCATTCCTTCCCGGCTGCGGCCCGTATCGCCGCCTTGTCCGCATTGCACGCGCCGAGCGCGGCTTGCCAGTCAAATACATGCCCTACAAGGTCGAGGTTCGTATCCCCGGCCAGCACGGGCGCGGGCGTCGGTTCAGTCAGATACGTGGGAACCTCTTCCCGGATGACCAACGGAACCGCCGCCACTTCCCGCCTACCGGAACAGCCCGAGAACAGCGGGAGGCAAAGGAGTAGCACCCCAATCGCCAGCCTCTTCGTCATGCCGCATCGCCTCCCGCAGCTTGCGCCGCTGTTCGTCCCTGTCCCGCGTGAGCGCCTTGATTATGGCGTCCCGTTCCGCCGCCGCAGCTTCCGCCGTGGCCTTCGCCGCCGCCAGTTCCCTGACCGCGGCCTCTCCCGACTGCGCGGCGGCCTTCCATGTAGCGGTGTCCTGCCGGGCTTCCTGCGCTTCCGTCCGGGCCGTGTCGCGTTCCGTTCGTAAGGTGAGGACGTACACACCAAGCCCAATAACGAAGAGGCACAGCGCCCCGGCCAGCACCGCCCGCCGATTCATCCCGTAATCCCCCACCGCGCCGCCAGCCGTTCGACCAGCGCCCGGCAATCAGAGGTACGGTTGAGCCAGCCGCGCAGGAACGCCGCGGACTTCGGCTTCTTCGCCACGAGTCCGCGGTACCACTGCTCACGCTCCAAGAGCATGAGGGACGCCAGCTCGCGCTGGTTGCAAGACGCCGCAGCCGCCAACGTGTTCCGCCCGACGATGCCGTCCACCCCAACGCGCAGGAGCCCTTGCAGCATCCTCGCCGCACGCGGGACACCCGCATTGACGGCGAAGTCATAGAAGCACACCGCGACCAGCGGGGGCATTTCCCCGGCACGCGGCCTGTCCCAGAAGTGACGCTTGAAGATGTCCCGGGCCGTATCCTTGGTGACGGCCAGCACATCGTCCCGATCAATATCCCCGTCGCCGTCAATGTCCCCTTCCCAGAGATCAAGCCCCTTCAGGAACATGAGGCTGACGCCGTACATGGTGACGCCCCCCGGATCGTTCGGATGGTCAAAGTATCCTCCCTCCCACTTGGCGACATGGGCATGGGCGGCTTCAAAGACTTCCTGTTGGTTCGGCATAAAAAAACGCTCCCGCATTGAAAGATGGCAGGAGCGTAGCACAGAGGGTTTTTCATATCCCGACAACAGGGGGAGGTATAAAGGGGGGTATACGGGGAGGTGCGAGGGGAGGTTGACGTTTTTTGTAAAAGCCGCCGAAAAGCGGCTCACTCCTCCTTGGCCGCACTCATCTGAACCCGCCAAGCCTGCAAGGCGGCAAGTTCAGCAGTGTAGCGCCGACTCCCGCCCTCACCGTCAACGACAACCGGCGCTCCCTGTTCTATCCATCGCTTCACACGTTCGGGGCTGACACGGAATGCATCGGCAATGGCACCCAAACCAAAGAGCAGTGTAGGGATGTATGATACGGCCACAGTCATACCAGCACCTCGCATCGTTCTTTGTTCATACCCTTCCCCAAAACCTTTATCTCGTCATACATGGCCCGCCAGCACTCCGTCACGTCTACGGTTGTTCCACGTAAAAAGACTACCCAGAAAAACATACTCTCGCCTCCTTTCCCGATGAGTGCCAATATTGGCGCATCCTGTTGTTCTTTATGATAAGTTCCCATGCCAAAAACTTCGCAGCAACGGAAGCATTAAACATGAATCAGCCTGAAAAATGACAGAAGCCGATGCGCCGTTCCCGGCCCAATCACCCCGTGGCATGCCGCAATAACGATACCGCCTTTGAGAAACCGACGAATTCCGAGCATAGGTTATTCCCCCAAAACTTCACTGCCCAATGGGACGCCGTTATTGCTCCGTCCCTACCGCGGGCATATCACAAGCCACGTCCCGCACGACTTCCAGCAGTTCAGAGAACTTCTTCAAGTGGAACAATGCTGAACCGAAAACCAGACTCCGTTGCGTGAACTCGTCCCGAAGTTCCGGGCGTTCGTCCCGCGTCTGCCATGCCGCCACCGTCAGCCTGTCCATTTCTTCAATCACATCCTCAAGCCTGAGGGGGTGCACCAGAATATCCTTGCCGTTGGCGTGGGTTTCAACCTTTCCCATGATGGTATCTCCGTATTCTTCTCAGTTTATTCTCGGTTCAATCCAAGCTACTGCTCTCCGCCCATCGGGGGCACCGTTCGCACCTCGAACCGATCCCGCCCAAAGCACTCAAAGGCTTTCGCCCTGCATTTGCCGAGAGCCACGATGATCTCAGAGGGGAGGCCTGCGCCGTCTCGCTCTTTCAGTCCGTCCGATATGGTCATGAGCGAGTACACCGCCGCCTCAAATCCGTCATCGAATCCGGTCTTGTAAGCGGCTTCGGCAAGCTCCCTGCCGCCCTGTACGAAACAAGCCTTGTCTTCCTGCTGCATATCCATTCTCCTTTTATCGCTTGGCATTTCACACTCGCCCCGTGTGGGGGTTATGCCGCATCGTCGCCCTGCGCCTTAGCTATGGCCCGCCACCGCTTCCGGGCGGATTCGAGATACTGGCGCAGGAATCCCCACGTCATGTACTCCGCCGCCCCACGGGTTCCGGCAAACAGGAAGGGCACCCGATACCGCGCCGTGAACGCCAGCACGCTCTGACAGGCCGCGTGCGGCTTCAACTGGCTGCGGTACTCGCCACGGGCCAACATCAGCCAGTCAGCTTCTACAACCACGGCGAAGGCATCCAGCGCCGCCCCGCGCATCAACTCACGCTCGAACCGTTCCCGCTCCCGGCCCAAACAGGCCACCAAGTCGGGAAGGCTCTTACGTTCAACCGCCACCTTGTCCTCAAGACCGGCAAGGGAGTAGTCACCCACGGTCAGCGCGCCTTGCTTCGTCTTCGCTTCGTACCGCTCATGGGTAAAGGGGAACGGGCATTGCTCCCGGCTGTCCACCACAATCAACATGCCGCCCTCCTTCCCGTCCGCAGGGCACGAATCACACGTTCCCGGCGCGGTTCGCCGTTCGGCCCCTTATGGGCAAACCAACGTTCCAGTCCGGCCCGGTTTTCGGCGTCCAGCCTGTCCAGACCATCAATGACAAGTTCCCCGTCCTGAAGGTGTGGCGCCACCTCCCAACCCACCAGTGCGGCTATGTTGGTATCGAGAGCCGCCAAACGTTCCAACGTGTCGTTTGCGGACGGTTCCAATTGTGGCATGAGCCCTGAGCCATGTTTTTGCCTTTCGGCACTCTGAGGGGCGTTTTTGTGCGTTTCTCGGCAGGGCGCAGGTTCACACAGGAGGACGGCTTCAAGCCACGGACGGATGGGGATGCCCACCTTGAGCATTTCGCCGGGGTCTTTACCCGCGGCGCAAGGCCATGTCCTCATGCCGGGGAAGTGTTCGCGCCACCACGACGACGCCTTGCGCCCGGCCTCGTCAAAGTCCAGTGCCCATAGAATGCCGGGGGAGTTTCTCAAAAAGTCCGTCGTCTGGGCATCGGGCTTCTTCGTGGACCCGGTAAGGGCCACCGCCGCAACGAGGTCGCGTGCCTCCTGCCAGATCAACACGGCGTCAAGAACGGATTCCACCAGCACCACCGGAAGGCCCGGCTTGCCGATGACGTAACAGCCATTCCCGGAACCTTTGACCTGCCAATACTTGGGGAGGTCGTCTTTCGGTTTCCAGTCGGCGCGGCGAATAAGCAATGCCGTCACTCCGGCCTTGCGGCGGATCGGAAGCACCAGCCCACGGGGAAGCCATACCTTGCGCGGACGGCCCGTCTCCGGGTTCGCCTCTTCATCAAGCCCCCAATCGGCGCGGCGGCCGTACCTGTCCGCAGGGTTCCAACCGATGCCCAAAGCACGGGCCGTTTCAGGGGACAGGCCACGGCCTTGCAACGTTTCCAGTGCGGGCCCGGACTCAATGCCCCCGGTACAGGTTGCGACGAAATGGGCCGCCCGCTCCATCCACTCGGCAGCGGGAAGGCGTTCGGGTTCGGGCATCCATTCCCTTGCCGTGCCCTTTCCGGCGGTGTGACGAACGGCGTGGCGGGGTTCCAGCCGCAGGGCTTCACAGGCTTCACGGTAGGTCAGGTTCTGGAATACCCGTAGAAACTCCACGGCATCCCCTTGTGCGCCGCAACCACGGCACAGGAACCGTCCGCCCGCTGCGCCGCTCTTGTGTTCCGGCCAGACAACGAATCTGTCAGTACCGCCACAGTTCGGGCAAGGCCCGGCCCACTCGCCACAGCCTTTGTGTTTCCCCCATCCGTCAGGAAGGAGCCCTAGAAGGTTCACGGTGTAACCCCCAACTCTTCGCATATGGCGAGGAAAAGAGTGTTATGCTGCTTACGGATCGCCTTGTATTCGGCCCCAACTGCGAACCTCTTTCCGTTCCACCCTATTACGTACTTTTTTCTGGCAGCCGGAATCGTTGTCCAGACGCCGTTGCTTTTTTTCATCCTGCGGGAACCAGCATCAATATCCCGACTCGCCACTACCTTGCCCCACTCAGACCCTTTGGCAGGTACAACTTGTATGCTCCACTCTTTGAAAGAAAACTTGTGCATGTGATCCCCCATTTCTTGGCTGGCAAGTTCCATTTTGCAGCTTTCTAAAGACTAAATACCCCAGAGGTGGAACGGGGAAAGTTCCACCCTCTGGGTATTCTTTAGAATAGAACTTTCGGAACTTTACTGTAATCATTGTACTTTTTTCTAAGTTCCGGGGGCTTGGAACTTTGCTCCCGGAACTTTCATACTAACTGTTCAGGATAATATATTTTTCCTCTAAGTTCCGGGGTGCTCGGAACTATCGGAACTTTCGGAACTTGGAGGAGGAACGGAAAGGATTTTCCCCTTCTTGCCCGGAGTCCTAATTTCAATCACGAGACCCATCTGTACGGCCCGTTCTCGTGCCCTGTTGGAACGGGAAATTCCCCACCCAAAAGCCTCTTGCCCACCCTTAGTTGCGCTCAGCGGCTTTTCCCCTGCGCGTTGCCGACGCTCCACCTCTTCCGCAAGCTGGTGGGCATCCCAAATCACGTCGTTCTCTTCCTGCCGCGCATCGGGGTCTACACGATAGAGCAAGCCGTGCTCATTACGCCCGAGGTAATAGCGGGGCTCCGGGCCGCCGCTGTTCTTCTTGCCGACGCGCACGGCGAGAAACGCTCCGTCGTATTTCCCGGTGGCGGATTCACCGATCCGCTTCTGGGCGAGGGCCGCCCCCAGAGGCGCAACCAGCATCCCCCACCGGATGCACCCGGCAAGGGCGGATGCCCCGCGCATGGCCGTCTGGGTCAATGCCTTGGCGAGTTCCTTGGGGTCTTCGATGAGATCGCCGCTGGTCTTGTTGGAGTGGTGCAGCAAAATGATGTTGCACCCGTAGGCGTCGATCAGCCCTTCCAGCAGTCCGCAAAAAGCGGTCATGGCCGGGTTGTCGTTCTCATCGACGCCTGAGAAGCGGGCCAGCGTGTCCAGCACCAGCAAACGGGGACGGATGGCATCCAGAATATTCCTCAGGTCTTCGTAATTAGCCGTGGATTCCACGGTACCGCCGATGGCGCGGCACAGGTTCACCCCGCCGTGTACGGGGATCCCGTAGAAGTTGGCGGCCGCCTGCTCCCGCAAGTCTTCCGGCAGTTGTTCCAGCGCGTGATGCACCCGTCTGTGGATGGTCAGCGCGTCGTCTTCCGCGCTCAGGTAGACCACGGGCTCAGGGGCGGCGGTATGCCACGCGTCCACAAGGGAAGTCCCGCTTGCCACGGCGACGCAAAGCTGGATCGCAAGGCTCCCCTTGCCCGCGCCGGGAGGCCCGACAATGGCCCCCAAGCAGTTCAGCCGAAAGCTCTTATCCAGTAGCCAGTCAAACGCGGGAGGATATTCCCGCAGATAGCGAGTCCCGGAAAACTGCGAGAGATCCACCTGCAAAGGGCGTCGAGGCTGCGGCGTGGTTCCCGTCTCCGCCGTACCTTCAATCTCGGCGGCGCGGGCTTCCACGGCGGCGCGGATTTCTTCTTGAGTCTGGGGAATCCCGGTCATGCCGCACCCCCCTGATTCACGTCATACATTTCTTCCGCAGGGCACAGCTTGAACATGGCGCGGCGCACTTCTCCCACAATGGCGAGATAACAGGAGGCCCGATCCGCGTCCTCAGAGGTAACGCCATTGCCGTCCGCCGCATTCCATTGCAGCAAGTCGGCAAGGCCGCTTGTCAGGCTGTCGAGCCGCCGCCACATCTCCTTCTGCTCAGGCGTCAGCATGGGCGGCCTCCTTCGGTTCCGGGCTCCACAACACGTCGTCCGTCTTGTTGAACATATCCACAAGCGGGAAAGGCAACTCTCCAGATGCAATAGCGATCTTGTCCAATAACAGGGAGTTGCACAGGCGGAACCCGGCTGCGGCCTCCGCGTTTACGGATTCGTCCGATGTGAGCAACGCTTCGCACGCGGCCCCCAGAAACTCGGCAATCCAAGCGGCCTCTTCAAGAGGCACGCAGGGCATCGTATGCCGTAAACATTGGGGGACAGATCCGGGCTTGACGTAAGGGGTGGAGTTTGGGGTATTGCTCTGGCTCATTTCACACCTCCCACAACGAATCCTTTGGCGCTGCGGCGGGAACGGTATTTGCCCAGCATGTTCAGGTCGTTTCTCAGGGCCAGCCGGAAGGACTCGATCACGTCGATGTGGTACGCCTTGACGCTTCCGAAGCGGCTGTCCTCTACTTCCAAGATTTCATACCCCATGCGGCGCGAAAGTTCGGAGAGCTTGCGGCCCGCGACCGAGTACGCGGCGGGAGTATTCGAGAACACTTCAAGGAACCACGGGATGCCCTTCACGGCCTTGTAGTCCCTGCCCCGCCCAAGTTCGTTCTCAAGGGCTGCGGCCTTACGGACGGCGACGGAAGCGGTGGCCATTGCTGAGGCCGTCTTCCTGTCGCTGATCCATGCCTTGGTACGGATGGCCTCGTCCCTCTGGGATTCGGCAAACTGGCGTTGTTCACGCTCGAATTTGTACCGTTGGAGCAACGTGATCCCGAAATCGGGATCATCAAGAATGCGATCCACGACCTCTTCCGTAGCGTACAAACCGTGTTTACGAATGGAAGGAATAACGTCGCCAGCCAGCCATTTCTGAAAAGGAAGGGCGACAGGCTTGTCAGAACGACCGAGAAAGAAATAGAGCCCCTGCTCGGAAATGATGAGCATTTCCTGTTCACCACCAAGGGTAGTAATCGGATTACTACCCTTCCATTCCTCCGGGACAGCCTGAAAAATTGTCGTCATGTTCGTGCTGGCATAGCCAAGGGCCTTCGCAACGTCCTTCGCCACAAACCAAGGTTCGTCGTTGCGTTCTACGATGCGGACGGTACCGAATGAGGGATGAGAAAAAATGGGAAGATTAGACATGATGCACCCCCATGAACATTGTGGACGTTTCGCCCTTGGCGTCCGTGTATTCAACGGGCGCAAAGTTGCGCTCGTTAAACCCATGTGAACATTTTTCAATAGTTACACGAATATCTCTCAAAACGTCTTTGTGGTTCTTCTGAAAGTGTTCCGCTACCTGCAACGAGGTCACGGCGGGAACGTCCTTTCCGTTGATGCTCTTCAAGGCGATTTCGATCACGCTCACTTCGCACCTCCCATAATGAAGAGTTCAGGAAGGAGAGAAACGGCCAGCAGAAGGCCGAACAGAATCACCACGGCGGCCTTATGGATGGAGCGGGACACGGCCCGGCAGAGGGAAAGGAAGAACAAGACACGCCGCACTGTCTGGTGAGCGTGGAGACGGTTGACGCAGGACGCGCCATAAGACAGACTGAATTCAGCCATGATTCATACCTCAGCTGTGAGTTGGTGGTTAGGCCCGGTTTGGAAGTTGCCGCTTCCTTCCGGGCTGTCTTCGTGTTGCTCTTTCGTTAGGTAAGGTATACTATACTGGTACAATATGGTCAAGTGTACTGGTACAAAAAGGAGTACGTTTATGCCTGTGTTTATGAGTAACATAAAGAAATTAATGGAAGAAAAAAAAGTAACCGTCCGAACAATTGCAGAGCAAGCAAATCTATCAAAACAAACAGTTTTGACCGCTCGTACAGATGAGGGGATAACCGAATGCCGTCTTTCCACTCTTGGAAAAATCGCGGATGCACTCGGTATGAAGACCACACAGCTATATGAGGAAAAAAAGGCGGAAGACACGGACAAGGCATAACCCTGAGCGGGCACAGATAAGAGACTAGGCGGCATCGTCATGGTTTCCCCCTTCCCGGCGCAGTGGACACCGGATCACGCCGCAGCTGTCGAGCCACGCGCCGGATCGCCCGCACATATTCCGAAACTTGGAGCGGCTGAACTTAACCACGGCAAAGTGGGGGCACGATAGGCAAGGGTAGGCGGTCTGGAAGTTCGATCCGCCAGACGGGTCTTTCTGTACTCTGGGCATGAACTACGCCTCCCCGCCTTCTTCAAGAAAACGCTCAATATCAGCCCGCAGCCAAACCGTGCAGCGAGAGGACAGCCGCTTACCCTTGGGCAAACGTCCTTCCTTCACCCAACGCCAAAACGTCGAGACCGCGACACCAAGAAACTTCGCCGCATCATGGGCACGCATCGCGCCCGCACCGTAGGGGGTAATGAGAGTGTTCGGCATAAAAAAACCTCCAAGTAGATTTGCTTGGAGGATAGCGGCATCGTTGGACAAAAAAAGGGGGAAAACCCTAAACAGTTTCCTCTTCAAAAAACCTAATAACCCTGAACAGTCTGGAATTACTTGCTATTCTGGACGCATTTTTCTGGTGCGGCGGCCTTTTTACCCTGCCGAGAACAAGAAAAACCCTGAACAGTCTGTTTTTATTCGTGTTCAGGGTTTTTGGCGGTCACTTTTTGGGCCTTCCCGGCCCCGCCTTGTATCTATCGGGAAGGTTTTTCCATGCCAGCCTGTCCGCCTTGGTGTGGGTTCTTTTATTCGGAGATGCGTCCCGCATTCGCTCCCCAAAAGTATCCTTGGTTATCCCTGTCTCCCCATTGTCCATAATCCCCACCAGCACGGTACAGGCGGCGTCTAGTGAGTTCTCCCAGAGAGTGGCATCCACAGTGCCCACCTCTTGCGGTTTGGCGGCCTTGGCTTCGGCAAGTTCGGCTCTGGTATCGGCAAGAGCCTGTTTCAGCTCTTCAATCTGTTGCAGGGCGGCGTCATATTGCGTTTCAAGCTCTGTAATCCTTTTTTTTGCCCTCGAAAGCTGTGTTGATGGGACATTTTCCTTCTTTCTTTCATACCAATACAGCATGTCTTCAGGAACGAGAATAGAGTCCCTATCTTTCGCCCATGAGATAAATTGATATGGGGTTATTCCGTCTTCTAAATAATAATATGTTGAATATATACCACAATATACCAATAGCGCTGTAATGGCTTTTTGTTTTTTTATATCTTCAAGTGATTTCATCATACTGTCATATGCTACCTGTACGCTTTTCCCCTCATACTTGGATATAGTTATTTCAGCCTCTTCTATTTCTGCATCAGAGAACATAGGATTACCTTTTACGAGGTTCCAACATCCCTCAAAACCATTCCAGTGCCTAGCATCAAAAATTTGAAGTGGAAGCCTGTTGAAGAGCAAGAGTGTTCACCTCCCCATGCTTTCCTCCCTATAAAAGAAATCCCCGGCAAGATGAAAGGGAGGTACTTCATCTTTTCGGCGCGGTTCATGACGCCGCACCTAGCCGGGGAAATATAGTGCCTGTTACGGCGGTTATTCCCCCGCCCTCAGCTCATCCAAATAGTCCGCCCACTCCTGCATCATCTTCCGTCGCTCGGGCAGGTATTGGGCAAAATTGTAAGAGGCCCGGACGGTATCCCGTTCACCATGAGCAAGCTGCTTTTCAATCCAGTCCCGATTGTAGCCTTGTTCATTCAGCAACGTTGACGCCATGGATCGGAAACCGTGTACGGTCATTTCATCCTTGCCATATCCTAAACGACGAAGCGCAGCCAAAAGCGTTACATCCGAAATGGTAGCGGTGTTCGCCCTCATGGAAGGGAACAGGTAGCGCCCTCCCCCGGTGTACTGTTGGAGTTCGGCAAGGATTCCCCTTACCTGCCGGGCAAGTGGAACAATATGCAGTTCCCTCATTTTCATGCGCGTAGCGGGGATACGCCATTCATCGGCGTCAAAGTTGAACTCCGCCCATTCGGCGCGACGCAGCTCCACTGGACGTACCAGCACATAAGGAGCAATACGAAGGGCGGCCCGGACAATGACGTTGCCGGTATAGGCATCAATGGCCCGAAGCAGGCCACCCACGGCGGCGGGTTCCTTCACGCTGGCGAAGTGACCGCCCCGCACCGGAGGCAACGCGCCTTTCAAATCGGCCGCAATATTATGTTCGGCGCGGCCCGTCGCAATAGCGTATCGAAACACCTGTCCACAGGTCTGCAATGCCCTATGCGCCGTATCAACGGCACCGCGGCTCTCAATACGGCGCAACGCTTCCAGTAGCATGGGCGCGGTTATGTCCCGGACAGGTCGACCGCCAACTACCGGAAAAATATCTCTCTCAAGCCGCGCCATAATCTTCCCGGCGTGGCTTTCAGCCCAACCATCCTTCTGACGATCGAACCATTCTCGCGCAACGATCTCAAATGCACTGTCGGTATCTGCCCGGGCGGCTTCTTTGGCGGCCTTTTTGTGGGCTCCGGGATCTATCCCCGCAGCAATCTGTCCCTTGGCCTCCTCACGGCGGGCACGGGCATCCTTCAGCCCGACGGCGGGGTACGCTCCAAAGCTCAACGTCTTGCGCTTTCCTTCAAAACGATAGTCCATCCGCCAGAGCTTTCCCCCTGTAGGAGCCAC